CTGGAAAATCCTCTGCTTTTATATTAGGAAATTTGTTTCTATACCATTCTTCTGCTGACTGTTGGGTAACGGGCCAAACAAGAAGACAATGATCCTCCCAAAAATCTATGTCCAAATAGTATTCGTGAGGTTTCATTTTTTGTAGTAGTGCCATACCATCTGTTTTGCTCTGCCAGCCTGTATTCTGAATTGTTTCCTTTGCATTTCTCCACGCCTACAAGCCTGTTTGCATTGATACTCTATGGTTTTTTGAGGTATATTTTTTATGACAGAAAGCATTTCCAATGTGATCCAGCCTTCTGGAACTTCATCTAATTCTTTGTGGGTTAAGAATTTTATATCATTAACCCAAGAATACATACTGGAGCGCAAGTCTGCCTCGCTAGGATTTAATCGGAGTGGTTTCTTGCGGCTCATATTGGATTAGTTTGGTTGCTGGTAGTTCGCCTTGTTCACATCCACGGAAGTCAAGGATGCCGATGCCAGGGCGACAGATGGCATCTCCAACTACTTTGTGACCATAACGGGTAAGCAACTGCCATGCGGGAGTTACCATGAATATTCCGTTACCATCATTAAAGATTCCTCCCGTGTGGCGATGGCCTCGTAGATAAACCTTGGGAACCCTATGCCCGACACGGGAGTAATTCTGACGGGCATTGCCCATAGTAATGCTCATGGCTCCAGCCTCAAGATAAGCCCTAACAGATGTTGGCATATGGTGAGCTACATCTATGAGAGTACCATTGATTTCAATAAGTCCCTTGTCACCCAACCAGATTGCACCCAATTCTTTGGCAATCATCTTTTCCCAATCTCCAACGTGACACTCGGTTCCTGCTGTCATGTAAATTTTGGATGCCATTTTAGCCAGAGGCTTCAGGCATTCAATGGCGGCAAGTGTGTGGTCTAGGTTGAGGGCCGCAACAATTTCATTGGAACCATGATGCCTTCCCTCAATGCAATCTCCATTGATGATAAGAATAAAAGGAAATCCCTTGAAATGATCTTTGATCTTTTTGTCTTTATCCTGCCAGCATTGCCATAGCCATTGTTGGTGAAGGTTATTACCAAGACCTATTTTGTTTCCTGTGCTGGTAATATGACCATCGGGCCATAGACCCACAATTGAACCGCAATGAAGATCGCTGACGCAAACTGCGCCAACGGGTTTTTGTTTAGTCATTTGATTGTTTTGGAAGACTTTGCGGTGGTCGATCCGAAACCAAGTTGTCTAATAGAGTAGCCGCATCCCGCAAAGAGACTTCTTCCTCTGCCATCATTTTGGAAAGAAGCTGACACAACTTGATTCGTTTATCTAGATGGTGAAGATAGCTGATGAGATCCAATTGTTCATCACGCAAATTCTGTGCATACCATCCTGCACCAGCAGTCCAGAATTGTGTTCTGTGTTCTGCTTGACCTTTACGGTACTTTTCTAGTCCAGCGGAGCCAGCCTTCGACCAAATATCAAAAGCATCTTGCTCTGCATTCATATCATTTAACTCTAGGTTTTCTTTTTCTTTTTGGCTTTTGAATGGAGCCGTAAGCCACTCTAGCAGGTCGCAGATTTGCATAGGATTTTGCGGATGTTGTGGTTGCTGTTTTGTTCATAGGGTGTTGAGGAATCGTTGCCATAGTCTTATGGGACGAATACAACCCGCCACGTTGCATATGTGACAAGGTGCAGTATTGCAAGCATTTAATTCTTTACCACACTCTGGGCAAAGTCTATTCAACCAACTGATAAAACCGACAAGGATTTTGAATGCTTTTTTCATCAGAATGTCATGTGCATGACCTGACATGAACAATCTGCACCATTTTTATCTGCCTCGTCAATGTCGGCAAAAATAACAGAGTTATTGAATTTATCCATTGTGGTAAGCATCCATTCCATTGATTTACGGTATTGATGATACTCTGGTTGGAACATACCGCTTATAACAATGTTCTTGTCTGGAATACGGATCAAATTGGTAGCTCCTGTTGCCTCCATATCTTTTGGAACAACAATGATATTTGCCAGCCTCTCAAGACGCTTGAATGATTCTGAATCAATACCAGAACGGCAAACCATGAAATTTTCTTTGTCGATTACATGGATACAGCAATCAAGATGGTAAAGATCATCACTAACCATCTTCATGGGGATGATTTCTATGCCACCCTTTTTGGAAATCCATTCCTGTGCCTTCCAATCAGAGAACTTTCCGTACCCACCGAAATAGGTTTTGTCTTTCCAATGCTTGGTTTCAGCTTCTCCTTCCCAGAAATGAGGAGGTTGGAGAACGGTATAGCCCATTTTTTCAAAGAATCGGCGACCAGGCTCTTCTTCAATCTGGCGACCATCGGCACTCATCTTGGCGATGAAAATAAAAGGATCAACTGATAGACCAAGGTTGGCGACGAAATGCTGATCCTGTGCTCCTTTGGTAGGAGGCAACTCAATGACTTTAACTCCAAGAGCAGTAATGAGACGCTTGATTCTAGTGTACTGACGCATTGCCCTTTCAGTATCAACCTTCTGTCCTTTCATAAACTTGTTGTTGGCAATTGCCGTGGACAAGTATTTAGGAGGACACATCAAGAAACTAGGCTTACGCTTGTACTGACCACCACCAAATTTAGGAGATTCCGTTTTGATCAAAGAAGAAACAGATGAATCAATTTTACCCTCTAGGACAGAAGGAATCATTGCTCCGTTACGGAACTCTTGAGGGGAGAATCTAGCCATAAGTGATTAGATGATATAGATCCCAGCACTAAAGAAAAGCAAAAGATTAAAGCAAACACCCCCCTGATCCCCCCACTCCTTGTAGGGAAAGCCTGTCAGAAAAGAAAAGAAACTACTGCACCCCAGAATGGATGCAGGGTGTTTCCCTTCTCTCTCATCGGGTAAGGAGTTTTGATTCTCCAAAGCCGTTGTTGTTGGATCGCGTGGTACGAATACACGCCCATCCTCACTTGCTATAACGGGCAAGCCCCGCCGAGTGGTGCAACACTACAGCGGGGCTTTTCTTTTGGAGGAGGAAAGTTTTACTAGAATGTTGCACCATTCAGATATGGAAAAAGTATCAAAGATTCAAAATGCGTCAAGCATCAAAAGCCATCGTCATCACAACCTCTTCCACCATATCCCCATTCATCGTTTTCAATTTGCTCTTCAGAATTGTGCTTGCTGTGAACCAATCGGTTTTCCCAATCTTGAATTTCAAGGATGTCAAGTGACTCTGCTTCTTCTTCAAAATTAAACTCTAGTCCCGCCCTGCGTAGCATTTGGACTGCGTAGGTCATGGAATCAGCCAAATCGGGTGATTTCTTAATTCTGGCTTTCATATCCAGCTTTTTCTCAACAGCAACCTTTCTACCCTTGTGGTAGTAAAGCCTAGAGCAAAGCTCATTTACCATTTGGGTATGCTTTTCCACATCTATGCCAACTAAACTTTTCGTTGACATGGCGGTATGTACGGCAAACCAGTACTCCGTAACCAGACGATCATAGGCTTCTTTGCAGGTTCGCTTATCCAAATTGCTGATTTTTCTCTCTGTGGGCATTGCCATAGAAGAAATGGGGAATACAAACATAGCTTCTGGATGGAATTTACTCCACTCAATGATAATGGCCCTCATCATCTTTCCTCCATCACCAGAAATATCCAATCCAAAGTCCCTTGGATGAACCCCATACTTTATGCAATCTTTAACCAATTGCATTGCAATGCTTTCTTCAAAAACATCTCCCACAGAAGAACTATATTCTCTTGTTCCAAGATAAAAACCAACTCTTCTACCTGTATCATTTGGGCCATAACGACAAAATGTAGCCGCACATCTGTCTCCACCAGCCGTAAATGCAGGGTCAAAGCCACAAACTACCTTTGTTCTATCACTCCAAACAGGTTCCCATGCTATATCACAGGCTTGGATGAATTGTTTTGAGAAGATTGTGAGTTCTACAGAGGAATCGGGCCACCAACCATAGACATTTCGCCAGTATTCTAGGGCATTTTTATTGCCATAGCACCTTTTTAGGGTAGCCGCTTCTCCTTCAACGGTAAGAAAACGATCAAATGGGGGTATTTCTGCATCTGGTTTAAGGAAATTTGGGCTGTCTTCACCAGAAAGATGCAACGCAACTCCAGTTCTGGTTTTCCATTGATGGGTATATCTATTTACAGACTCCCATTCCATTGGATCATCTGGTTGGCACAACTCCGTATGGGGATTATTGGCAGTATTAGACGGGTTAGCCATGCCACCAAATATGAAATCGGGATTTGCTCCAAGGTTGACACGGGTATCCAATGCGTAGAGATCCATTTCAGCCAACTCATCCAAAAATAACCGCATTCTGGCATTCTTTCTACCTCTTGTATTCTCCACAGAACGCTTTCCTTCTCCTCCACGGGGAAAAGCCAATGCTTTTATGGCATTGGTATAGTCTCGTTCAGAATCTTTGGTGTCTATTGACTCAAAAACAATCATCCTTCGGTACTCAACAAGGTTTCCAATGCTCGTATCTTTGCCAAATTTCGCCTGTAAATTACGCATTGCAATGCGATAAAGAGTACAAACCTTGCCCCATAATCTATCTTCAGAAGCATCAAGAGACGTAGATGCAACGTATGTTGATGTGCAATCTGGAGCGCAAAGCCAATCAATCACGATACAAGCCGCCACAGAAAAGGTTTTTCCACTACTTGCACATCCCGCAATACCCCAATCGTTCTCATTGCAGAACAAATTTATGATGTCTAGGGCATAATTGTTGGGTATTCCCTGCGAATGGAGCAATACATCGTTACCATAAATCAACTGAAAGCAGTTGATCATGTGTTGTGCAGGGTTTTTTAGGGTTGTATTCTCCAATTTCAAATCCATTTTTATTCGCTCACGCCTTCCAAACTCCCCACGGGTCAAGCGATAAGCAGTAAGCTCACGAATGAACTGTGGAACAGTCTCAAGAAAAGAAAGTCCGTAGGTTGTATCTGCTGGTGGGTCTAAAACCAATCCTTTGTATTCCATGAAGAATAAAAGTTTGACTTATTTTATAAATATGGGCAAGCATTTGGTTTCACATGAAGCTCAAAAACCCTAACGAGGCAATCCCTGGCGGTCTTTGGTATCAATACAGCGACGATAAGGGTAACACCTATCGTGTAAACGG